TAATGGAATATTTCACCCAATAATAGCGCACAAGGGTGTTATATGTGGTAATTGGAGTCCTAATTCAGATGATTTCTACAAAAAGTACCACAATTAATTGATAAAAAAAGGATGAATAGAAATACATCTATTCACCCTAAAAATAATTATTATTATATTAACTTTATGAGAGATTTCTATTATTCTAATTTCTTCATTTGTCTGTAATTCTTTTGATATTCTTTATATTTCAACTTTTGAAATTCTTTATTTCTTTCTGCTTTTAATTCTTGTCTTTTCTTGCATTCCAATTGCATTTGCTTTAGTTCTAATTCACTTTTTATTTTCATCTTATTTGAATTTTAAAGTGTCATTTTGAATTATACCCAAAGCTTTCGAATAGCCATCTATGTATCCTTTTTTGTATATATAATTTACATTTTCAATATTATCTTTCAATGCTTTTGTTGATTCGCTTCTTATGCTTCTAAAAATTGAAATAACACCCACAATTGAGGTTGAGAATAAAATTATAATTCCAATCAACTTCATTATATTATACATATATATCTTTTTCATTTATTTCTACTTTTTACCTTTTGAATTATTATAGCATCATTGCTTGTTGTTGTTCCCCCAGTGGGGGTTACCTTTGTTATTTTTATCTTACTACTCATATTATATATATAATGTATAATTAGTTAATTTCAATAGGATTACTGATTTTTTGCCACTTACCATTCACTTTTGTATATTTATATGCAAATTTTTTAGGTAGTAAATAACTTAATTTCCACACATCCTTTTTGTAGTTACAAGTTGAGTTTGGCAGCTTTTTATAAATTAATCCATTTTCACCCTTTCTTTTCAATTTGCATATAGTTTTCAAGTCAAATAAGTATAGATTTTCACCAAAAAAATAACACATCCAACAGTTATTACATTTGCCACTTTTCACTTCTTTGCACATCGCTCTAAATTTGACATATTCAAATATATAGCTGTCATAATGTTCATAAATTGCATTTCTATCTTTAATTTCAACGCCTAAATTGTAATTTGGTAAGTCAGTTTGTACAAAAGCATCCAAATTTGCATACTTTTCTTTAGTAAAATCAATTTTTGCGCTAATAAAAGATGTTAAAAAATCATTGAATTTTTGTCTTCCTTTTAATTCTTTTTCATTAAACTTGTCCATTTTCTCTCTATAATTAATATATTATTGCAACTTTTAATGTTGCTTATATATATAAATATCAGCGAGTTTCGAAAAGGACTTGATTTTTTAAAAAAAAACTTCACTATTTATAAAAGAAAAGGAAAAAAAAGGACATTTGAAGGTGTACACATATTTATATATATACCATAATTAATTATAGTTGTTCTTATTTTTTAATTCTTGATGAAGGGGCAATAACACCCCTTCATCTTAAAAAAAAATGAAAAATAATTGGCTGAAAATCAGCTTTTTACGAATTTCAAACTATTTATATATAAAGGAGATAAACATTAAAAGCAAACATTAAGAAAAATGAGCAAATATGTTAACATAAAAACGCAAACAGTTTATAAAAATCGATTGGAAGCTAAATTAAAAGAAGGTACATCGAATTTTAACAAGTTATTCAAAACTGGGGGTATAATTTTTATAACAAGCGAATTAAAAGCCTTCATCAACTCAATTGAAGTTGATTAATCAAAAATTAAAAACTAATTCCAAGCAAATTTGGAAACACATTAAAAGCAAACATTAAGAAGATGAAAATCACAATTTCAACAAAAAAATTTACAAACAAGCCAACTAACGTTGGTTCAGAATTTTATAACGTAAAATTCGAAACAAAAACTATTAATTATAATGATTTTAATGCCATAATTGAAGAAGGATATGCCTTATCTTGCAATTGTAGAGATGAGGTATATCCGTATGTTAATTATGATAAAGCATTGAATTACAGAGGTATACAGTATGTGTTAATTGACATTGATGAATGTAAGTTAACATATGATGAAATCATTGAGAATATGGAGTATTTGCCATCTTTTGCACACACTTCATATTCTCACTTATCACCATCAAAAGGAGGTAAGAATTGTTATCATTTTTATTTCATCTTAAATGAAGAAATAAAGACAATCAAAGATTATAATTTCTATTTCCACAAGTTTAGCAAGTCAATTTCAAAGATAATTGATAAGCGAGTAACACTGCCTTATCGCCTTGTTTTTACCAACCATATTTCAAATGATAATTACCAATTAATTGATAATCAAATTGTGTATAACATAGATGATTTATCAATTATGAATTGTGATGTTGTTGATGAAGAAAATGCAGATGATTTATCAATTGAAGTTGAAGAAGAAAGCAATTTTCAAAAAGATATGAAGTCACTGAAAAGAAGTGAATTAATTGAAAGATATAAAGATGTAATTGATTATCACCGTGCTACACAAATAGAAGTGGAAGATAATGTGTCTTTTATCAATTTGGAAAATATTGAATACTATGAAGTTTTCAACAAACTTAAATTTGATAACATCAACAAGAAATCAGTAAAGAATAAGATAAAAATAGGAAAAAGACACCATCAACTATTCCTAGATGCCATTCAATTGAAAGCAATCAATTCAAATATCACCCTTGATGAATTGGTATTTGCTTTAATTTACGAAGTGTATAATTTTTACGATAATTCAGATAATGAGTTGAATAACAACGTTATAATGGCAACAGCAAAATCAGTAATGGAAGGTGAATATACTGCTTACCAAAGTAGAAAGAAAACAAAGGTAAATAGAAAGTTCTTCAAAAATTTCATCGGCAAACAACAAGAAAAAAGTGGTATAGCACGAAGAGATAAGAAAGATAGTGAAATTGGTGAAATGATTGATTTAAGCTTAAGCTTTGAAGAAAATCTACAAATGTTGAAAGCTAATAACATTAAAATTGAAAAGAGAAGACTAATTGACTTTTACAATAGACATAACTTACCTATTTTAACTTTGAAAGAAAGAAGAAATGAAAGAATAATTGAAATATATAATGAAAATTCTACCCTTTCAGTGAGAGAAATTGCAACTATTTTAAAAGAAGAAGGAATGAAAGTTAGCAAAAGTACAGTAGCTACAATTATAAATGAATATCAATTGAAATTAGAATTAGAAAATAAAAAAGAAAATACAACAGAAGTTGAAATGAATGATATTAATAATAATAATACAAATATCAATAATATTTTAATTTTCAATGATAGTTCTTCTTCTCTTTATTTTAATGAAATAAGCAAAAATAACACTGTCCAAAATTTGGTTGTACAAGAATATTTTTAATAATCATATTAATATTCTTGTCCAGCACTTTTTTGGACACTTATAAAGATATAATGAGTATGCCATTTTTGGAAAAAGCAAAGAATAAGAATAGAATTAAAAGAATAAAGGAAGATAAGAATAAAGATATATATAATAGTAAAAGGTGGAAATTATTGAGAAATTATTATATAAAAAATCATCCTTTATGCTATATATGTGAGTTAAAAGGTATATCAAAATTAGCAGAAGATGTACATCATATTGATTCATTTTCAAGATATATTGGAGATGAAAGAATTGAAAAAGCATTTGATATTTCAAATTTAATGTCATTGTGCAAATATCACCATTCACAACTTCATTTAAATCATCATTCACCAAGTTCATTTGATTTTGAAAAGTATAAAAAAGAACATCCAAATGAATTTAATTGATAAAAAAAATAGAATAAATCATAGTTAGTAACTATTTATATTTAAAGTAAATAATAATAATGCCCACTGGTGTAAAGATAGCACATTTAATTCTAACCTAAAAAGTAACAGTTTGATTCTGTTGTGGGCTACAAAATGTTGTGTTTTTTCAAGCATTTACATTACAAAAAAAAAACTATTAATAAAATGAATATAGAAAATTATATAAAGGATAATCAATTAAAAGAGGAAGCATTAATAAAAATGATGGCAGAAATCATTGTGAATGTAGAAGGTGTATCACATTTGGCAAAGGAATGGAAATTGGAAAATTCACAATTTTATATTGATTATCTTGATAAGTTAAATCATATTTCAATTGAAGGGAGTTAGAAATGAAAAGAAAGAAAAATATAATAAATCTTCCAACAAATTTGAAATCTGAATCAATTAATTATGTAGCTAAAGTTGTTGATTATTTGAAAAAAAATAATCAATATGATGAAATAGATGAACTTGCAATGAATTTAATTGCATACAATTATTCAATTTTTCTATCTGCAATTGAAGAAATTGAAAGAAATGGTATGACATCAAAAGGTAGTAGAGGTAATGAAATACAAAATCCAGCTATTAAAGTTGCAAATGATGCACAAATTCAATTAATAAAGTTGATGGAAAAATATGGAATGACTTCAAAAGATAGAAAAAAGCTATTTCAATCAGATAGTGAAATTGACGAAGAATCACCGCTAATGCAATTTATACAAAGTTCAAAATAAATATGAAAGAAAAACTATATTTTAAATATGCAATTGACGTTGTTGAAGGAAATATAGTAGCTGGTGTAAATATAAAATTAGCTTGTCAACGTTTTCTAAATGATTTGAAATCAGACAATTACGAATTTAGAGAAGATAAAGTAGAAAGATGTTTGAATTTTATAAAGTCATTAAAACATTTTAGAGGTAAGTCAAGCGGTAAGGCTTTTGAATTGGAAGGATGGCAGCAATTTATAGTTGCAAATGTAATTGGAATATATATAAAGGGGACAAAACACAGAAAATATACACAAAGTTATATTGAAGTTTCAAGAAAGAATGGAAAAACAGCATTGGCAGCTGCACTTTGTTTGTATTTTTTAATCGCAGATGGAGAAGATGGTGCTGAAGTTGATTTGGCAGCCAATTCAAAAGAGCAAGCCACAATTGCATTTGAATTTTGTTATAATTTTTCAAAACAACTTGACCCAAAAGGTCATTTTTTAAATTCAAAATTGAAGGGGATTAATTTTAAAATTAACAATTCAAAATTGAAAGTATTTGCGTCTGATGCTTCGAAGTTAGACGGCTTCAACGCTTCATTTGCGCTAATAGATGAGTTTCACGCTGCACCAAATTCGAAGGTAAAAGACGTAATTAAGAGTAGTATGGGAATGCGAGAAAACCCTCATTTAATGGTGATTACAACAGCTGGATTTTCAAAAACTTCACCTTGTTATCAGATGCGTACTACTGCAATTGAAGTATTAAATGGAATTAAGGAAGATGAAAATTTATTTATATTAATCTACTCTCTTGATGAAGGTGACGATTGGAAGAAAGAAGAAAATTGGATAAAATGCACCCCAAATTTGAATGTAACTGTGACTTCAAAATATATAAGAGAGCAAGTGAAAAGTGCGATAAATAATCATACAGAAGAAGTTGGAGTGAAAACAAAAACGTTGAATTTATGGTGTGAATCATCAGAAGTGTGGATAAGTGAAAATAAAATTGTACAAAATTCATCAACTATCAATTTAAAAGAATTCGAAGGTGAAGTATGTTATGTTGGTGTTGACTTATCAGCCACAAGTGACTTAACAGCAGTTAGTTATCTTATTTTGAAGGATGATATTTACCATTTTAAAGTTGATTATTATCTACCAGAATCAGCTTTAGAGGATAATCCAAATAGAGAATTGTATAAAAAGTGGAAAAGAACTGGTGAATTGAAAATAACGAATGGTAATGTAACTGATTACGACTACATTACAAATGACCTTTTGAAAAGAAATGAATTTCTACGAATTTACAAAGTTGGATATGACAAATGGAATGCCACACAATGGGCAATTGATGCTACTGATAAGGGGTTGCCACTTGAAGAATTCAGCCAATCAATTGGCAATTTTAATCAACCGACAAAGGAATTGGAAAGATTGATATTGTCAAATAAAGTTAAAATCGATAATAATGAGATAACTCGGTGGTGCTTTCGAAATGTCAACTTGAAATCTGATTGGAATGACAATACAAAACCAGTGAAAAGCAACCATTTAAAGAAGATAGATGGCGTTATTGCAATGATTCAAAGTTTGGGTATTTTCCTACAAAATCCAACTTTATCAAATAATTTAATTATAATTTAATACTAAAATGGGTATTTTTAATTTTAAAAAGAATAAAAATAAAGAAACAGAGGAAAGAAGTAACATATTTGGTGATTACCTTTCGTATAACTCAAATAGTAGTTATGTTGAATCGAAATCAATGCTTTTATCTGCTGTATATAGATGCGTTGAAGTTATTAGTGATGCAATTGCACAACTTCCGTTAGAGCCGTATCTTATTGATAATAAGGGTTTTAGAAATAAATTCACTTCACATCCTACATATTCAATTTTGAATAGGATGCCAAATCAAAATATGACCAAATTCACATTTATTAAGATAATGGTAAGAAGTATGCTATTAAATGGAAATGCATTTGCAATTATAGATAGAGATGAGAAGGGCAATTGTATTGCATTACATTTCATTCCATCTTCACTTGTCACTATAATTTACCCCAAAAACTTGAAAGACACAATCAGTTATCGAGTACAAGGGATGAAAGGAGTGATTGAAAACTGCAATATGATTCACATTTTGAATCACACAATTGATGGAATAAATGGCATTTCAACATTGCAGCATGCAAAAAATACACTATCATTGGCAAGTGATGCAGAAGCAAATGCACAAGGCTTTTTTAGGGGCGGTGCAAACGTGGCTGGAATCTTAAAGTCCTCATCACCAATGACTTCCAAACAGAAAGAAGGATTGAAACAATCTTGGAATAGTGCATTTAATGGTGTTACTGGCACCCCAAATGGTGTTGCAGTCTTGGATGCTGATTTGTCTTTTCAAGCTGTCCAAATTAATCCAGCTGATTCGCAATTGCTGGAAACAAGGGCATTCAACGTTGTTGACATTTGTAGATTTTTTGGGGTATCACCAGTAAAAGCTTTTGATTTGTCAAAATCGAGTTACAACACAATCGAGCAAATGCAATTGGCCTTTTTGACGGATACATTGCAGCCACTGATTGAAAAATTTGAAGAAGAATTCAAACGAAAGATTTTTAAGCCTTCTGAAATCGATAATATTGATGTTCGCTTTTCAACTGCACCGCTGTTAAGGGCTGACAAACAGTCACTTGCACAATATTACTCTACACTTTTTCAAATTGGGGTAATCACACCAAATGAAATAAGAAAAGAACTGGATTTTGGTGAATTGGCAGATGGCAACGAATCTTTCGTGCAAGTAAATGTGCAAAGTTTGAAAAAAGCAATGAGAAATGAAGAAGAGGAAGGAGACACAAATGACAATAAATAATAGTGATTTTTATATTGATTTAGATTTGAATTTTAAAACAACAGAAGTTAGTGATTTTTCTGTTGAAATTTTCACCACAAATATCAATAATGCAGTGAAAATTGATAAAGTTATAACTGATGGCGAAAAAGAAAAAGTGTTGGTTGAATTCGAAAATTTGAAAAAATTGGAAAGTGGTGTAATTGCATACATTTATAGCTATTATATTAATGATGAAAATGCAGAAGATAGACAATTTAATCGAAGCGAGGTAAATTACACTGATTATTATTATCAAAATACACTTGAAAGTGGCAAGCAAAATCAAGATTGGAATAAAATTGTAAGTGAATTAGCAAATGATGCAAATTATATATCATCATTACCCCCTTCACTTCATACAAAGGGTGTCCCAATTTTAAATCAGATGGAGAATAACACATTGATAGCCAATACATTTTACAATTTTGGAGAGGTTGAAAATTTGACAATAGTGAAATTAAAGGAAGATGAAATGTCTGAATTTACAAGTGAATTTATTTTCCAATTCGAATGTGGCAACACGCCAACAGTGCTTTCATTACCAGAATCAATTAAATTTCAGAGTGAATTGGAGTTGAAAAGCAATCACATTTATCAAATTTCAATAATGAATAATTTAGCAATTTGTGTAGGATGGCAGCGATGAATGAGCGAAGAAGAATGATAATGCAAAATCTTGAAAAACCAATCAAATTTCAAGATGAGGAGGTGAAACGAATTTGTGTTGAAAATTTTGGTGGTGCAAACGGCATACAAAATGGGGCATTTGGTACAATTGGAATTAAAGGGATAAAGGGTGAAATTACAAAAAAGCAAGCATTGGGTGTTACATCAATTAGCAATGTTTTTTATAGCAATAAAAAAATCAGAACTTTCAATGAATTTCAATTTTTTGAAAATGCGCTAAAAACTTTTGGAAATGAATTTCAAAATTGTGATAAACTTGAAGAAATTACAATTCCAACTAATTTTCAGCCTTCTGTTAATCAATTTGGTGGCTGCAAATCATTAGTTAAATTGAATTCAGAAAACTTTGGCAAATTCACAAAGAATGTCAATTGGATGTTTAAAAATTGTAATTCATTAACATATATGAACTGTGAAAATTGGGATATGAGTGAAGTTGTGTATTGTTCCTCACTTTTTGAAAATTGCAATCAATTAAAATCATTAAATTGTAGAAATTGGAATCTTGCAAAATTAAAGTATTTTTTTAATGCATATGCAAATTGTAGCAATTTAACTACTCTTTATTTACCAAATTTAGCTGGCAAAAATCCAATAAATAATCTATTATATAATGATGAAAAAATTGAAAATAACCAATTTCCAATTTTAGCTAGTCATAATGAGAAGGGGCAATATGTAAATGGAATTTTTACGAAAAATCAATGGATAACAACAGTGAATGCTGATGATATTCCAAATATTTCAGTTATTGGTGGTTATATGTTTTCTGATTGCTATAATTTAAAATATGTTAATTTGAAGGATAGCCAAACTTTAACCGATATGGAATGTATGCCTTTTGCAAGATGTGTAAAATTACAAGGGGTCACATTTCCAAATAGAATTTTATCTTTTGGTGTTTACTGGGGTCATTTTTACCCCGAAGCACCCAACACGGGTAAGTATTTGGAACACAGATATTTACGTTTCTTTAGTGAAACACCACCTATAAATTTGAAAAATGACAAATATAACACATTCAATCATATATATGTACCAGCTTCAGCAATTGAAGCATACAAAAAATCAACTTTATGGGATGCGAATTTCGTTGATATTCAACCACTTGAGAATTGGGAAGCTGATTGTGACAAATATAATTGGGATAAATATTAAAAAAAATAAGCTATGTATTGGAAAAAAGATGGAAAAATTTATAACAAAGTGATTTTGCATACTATTTATACATATATAAATGATGATGGCAAAAGTGAAAGTGTAAAAATTCAGAAAATTAACCCTACTGATGAAGAATTAATTAGTGAAGGCTACACAAAAGTTACTGATGATGAATTTGAAAATGCTAATGAAAACTTGAAAGATGCCATCAAAAATAAATTGGAATTGATTGATAATTATGCAAATTCAACAGCGGTTAATGAATTGACATTCAAAGGTGTGAAATTATGGCTATCACCAGAAATAAGAGCAAATTATAATGTTAGCTTGGATGCTGCACAATTGTTAAAAGAAAAAAATATCACCTTTTCAATTGGTAATCAATTAGTTACACTTTCAATAGATGAAGCAAGAATTATTTTGGCAAAAGTACAACGTTATGCAGATGCCACTTTTATTGTGTCATCAAAGCACAAAGCAGAGGTATCAAAATTACCGACAATAGAAGAAGTAGAAAATTATAACATAACTGAAGGCTATCCTTCAAAATTAGAATTTTAAATATATAAAATGAAAGAAATTAGAAATAATAACTTAGAAATTATCACCTCACAAGAAGAAGGAAGATAGATAGAAGGTTATGCCTTAGTTTTCAATTCATATTCAAATGACTTGGGTGGGTTTGTGGAAATTATTGATAGTCAAGCACTTGAAGGTGTAATTGAAACATCTGATGTTCTAGCGCTTTTGAACCACAATGAAGATAAAGGCGTATTAGCTAGATGCAATAAAGGTGTTGGCAGTTTGAAATTAACCATTGATGAAAAAGGCTTGAAATATGCTTTCACAGCACCACTTACAGCACTTGGCGATGAGTTAATTGAAGGAGTAAAACGTGGTGATATTACCACTTCTTCATTTGCTTTTTCAGTTGAAGATGAAGAATGGAATAAAAATGAAGAAGGTAAATATATCAGAACCATTAAAAAAATTGGAAAATTATTTGACGTTTCACCAGTTTATTTTGCAGCATATGACGCTACTTCAGTTAATGCAAGGGGTTTGAATTCTCTAAAAGAGAAGGAATTAAAAGAATTAGATATTTATTATAAGAAATTAACAGATAAAATAAAGTAATCAAATGACAACTTTGGAACTAATTGATAAAAAAGAACAGTTGAAGTTGAAAGCAGATAACATTATTCAAAATGGAAAGTCTGAAAAAAGAAAATTAACAACTGAAGAAGAAACTGAATACAATTCAATTTGTAAAGAAATTGAAGAAATCAATGTAGAAATTAGAACAATTGAAACTAAATTAAATAAAGAAAATAATAAAATAGAAGAAAGAAATATGAAAAATTTTTCACTTTTAAAGGCAATTAATGACGTTGCCAACAATAGAAATTTAGATGAAAAAACACAAGAAGTTGTGAACGCTGGTATTTCAGAGATGCGCAAAGCTGGACAAAGCTATTCTGGTCAAATTGTATTACCAGTTGAAAAACGTAGCACAATTCAAACAACAGTTGCTACAAATGGACAAGAAGTTGTAAGTGAAGACAAGTTGGAAATTCTTGAACCTTTACGTGCAAATTTGGTAATGGCAAAAGCTGGTGCAACTTATATGTCGGGGCTAATTGGAAATGTCTCAATTCCATCATATTCTGGAAGTAACGTTGGATGGGCCGGTGAAGTTGATGCAGCTACTGATGGCGGTGGCAAATTTAGTGAAGTTAATTTGGAACCAAAGAGATTGACTGCTTATCTTGATATTAGCAAGCAGTTTTTAATTCAAGATTCTGCATCAGCTGAAGAAATGTTAAAAAATGATATTGTACGAGCAATTGCAAATGAACTTGAAAAGACAATTTTGGGCAATGCAGCTGGCACAAATTCAAAGCCATCTGGACTATTTAATGGCGTTGCAGCAGATACACAAGCCCTTGATTTTAAGTCAGTTGTGGCAATGGAACAAGCATTGGAAGAAGAAAATGTAACTGGTGATTTGGCATTTATTGTAGCACCAAATGTGAAGGCAACTTTGAAAACCACATTGAAATCAAATGGTGTTGCTGGCTATCTAATGGAAGGTGATGAAGTTGATGGCATTCCAGTTTATTCTACTTCTGCTTGTACAAGCAAAGGAATGGTTTTAGGAAATTTTAACGATTATGTAATCGGTCAGTGGGGCGGAGTTGATTTGACCGTTGACCCCTACACACAAGCAGCCAACGGCAAAATCAGATTGGTGATTAACGCTTATTTTGACGCAAAACCACGCAGAGATAAGGCGTTTGCAAAGAAGGTGATTAAATAATTTTTATTCTTTTAACATTTAAGCTATGTATATTACATTGAAAGAGGCAAAAAAGCAATTAAATATAGATGATTCATTTAAAGATGATGATGCATATATAATTCAATTAATACAAGTGGCTGAAGATGCGATTGAGAAAAATAGTGATATAGCTTTAAAAGATTTGATTGATGGTGGCGTTTTACCACCATCAATCAAGCATTCAATTCTTCTATTGGTTGGAAATTTTTACAATAATAGGGAAGCTACCACTTATTCATCTATATATGAAGTTCCTTTTGGTCTGAAATATTTGATAAATTTAAACAGAAAGTGGAGTGTAAAGTAATATGAATGCTGGAAGACTGAATGAAATTATAAAAATTCAATCCTTTGAAATAGATAAAAATGAATATGGTGCTAATGGTGTGAATTGGATTGATAAAATAACAACACGTGCTAATGTTCAATTTCAAAGTGGTAATAGAATTAATGAAAATAATGAAGTTGTTTTTACAAATTTGATTTCATTTACTATTCGAATTTACCATAATATAGATGAAAAGGATAGAATTGAATGGAATGGAAAAAGCTATAAAATTATTTCGATTGAACCGAATAAACCGAAACAATTTTTAACAATAAAAACCGAGTTAATCAATGAATAATGTTAAAATTGACAAGTCATCCATCGATGAAATTTTGAAAAAGTTGAACCCAGAAAATCGAAATAAGATAATGATGCAAGCACTTGTAAAAGGTGCGGTTGTTTTGAAAAAACAAGCTGAAAGCGAATTAATTAAAACTGGAATTCGTTGCCAAAATGTTTCAAAAACTACAAAAAAACGAATGATTGATGGAATCAAAATCAAAAAAGATACAGCATATAGTGAAGTTAACGTGCATATTATGGGTGATTTTCGTCTAAAATATTTCGAACGAGGTACGAAGGTAAGAATTGGTAAAAATAAAGCTAGTAGGGGAAGCATTAAAGCTACTCATTTTTTTCAGAAGGCACGCCAAAATGATGCAAAAATTAAACAAGAAATGACAGATTTTTTAAATAGCAAAATATGAAGACAACTGGAATACAAATTGGAAAGGTGATTTATAAGTTATTGGACACCAATGAATTAAATGATAAATTGAAAAATAAGAAATATCCATTAATTGCTGATACCACTACTACATTTCCATTCATAATTTACAGACGTTCCAATGTTTTTTCTTTAAAAAATAAAGATATTTCAAATGAATCTGTGACTGTTGAAATTTTAATCATTAGTGACAAATATAAGGAAGGAATTGAAATTGCAGAATTAGTAAGAAGTGCAATTGAAGGAAAAAATGGGGTAATTGAAGGAATTGAAATTGAAGATATAATAATGGAAGACGCATATGAAGAATATGTAGATGATTCTTTCATTCAAATTTTAAATTTTAGAATAATATTAAATTAATAAATAGAATAAAATGGCAAATAGAAAAATAAAAGGTGGCGATTTGATGATGTTTATCAACGGCAAATCAATTGCACTTGCCACTTCACACTCTTTAACAATTAGCGGTGAAACCCAAGACACAAGTAATAAAGATGAAGGCGGTGGAAAATGGGCAGCATCAGAAGTTTCAAATTTAAGTTGGTCTGGACAAAGTGAAAATTTATTTAGTGCTACTGGTAATGCTGGTATGACATATGAAAGTCTTTTTCAAGCGATGATTTCGATGGAGCCAATTGATATGGTATTTTCACTAAAGAAGGAAACAACTGATAATGTGGGAGATACTGGTTGGACGGCTACCGCTGGAAGTGTAACGAACACACAATACATTGGAAAGGCTGCAATTACATCATTAGAATTGAACGCACCAAATGGTGAATATGCAACTTTTACAGTTCAATTTACTGGTGTTGGTGCTTTGACAGCAAAGAAAGCATAATAACAATTAATAACTTAATAGCCTTTATATCTTTCAAGTTGAAGGTATAAGGGCTATTTTTTTAACCAAAAGAAAAAAATGAGAAAAATAATAATTAAGGGAAAAGAGTACAAAATAAAGCAAACGCTAAGAAGCTTGTTTATCTTTGAACAAATTACAAACAGACCTTTCAAAATTGAAACCCTTTTGGATAATTACATTTATTTCTATTCTGTTATACTAGCTAATAATAAGGATAATGTAATTGATTGGGATGAATTCATTGATGCAGTTGATGAAAATCCATCACTTCTTAACGAGTTTACGAAGATGAACGAGGAACAAAATAAATTTGATGAATTATTTACTGATTCCAACGAAAAAGGCGAAAAAAAAAATTAAGCATTGGTGAATTGTATGCCATTTTAGTATTGCAATGCAAAATTCCTCCACATTATGTACTTGATGAAATTGAAAACTATGAAATAAATGCCTTGATGAAATATAATTTTTTGAACTCAAAAGAAAGCTGGGAGCAAACACGCCTAATTGCCTACTTGATAGCACAAGTGAATTCAAAAAAGCATCTTGAATTAAATGATATAATCAAGTTCAAATGGGATGAAGAAGAAAGCGAAACAGAAATTGTAAGTAAAGAAGAAAGAGAAGAACTAATTAAAAAAGCAAATCAATATTTAATAAAAAATGAGTGATTACGTTGTAAAATTTTCGGGGCAAGATAATTTATCTGGCACGTTAAATAAGGTTAAACAAGAACTTGAAAGAACTGGTGACGCTGGGTCAAAGTTAGAATAGATTTCAAGCAAATTTGAAAAAATAGCAAATTCAAGTGCACCGCTAAAAAAGAAGTTGAAAGATATACAAAATACACTTGCTCAAATGAATGTTGATGGTTTGAATAATAGTGACATCTTTCATCGAATGGCAGCACAAGCGGCTGAATATCAAGATGCTATCGGTGATGCTAGACAAGCGACACGCTTACTTTCATCTGATACAGCATCACTTGATGCTGGAATTGAAGCATTTTCTGCAATTGCTGGTGCAGCCACAATTGCAACTGGTGTTATGGGTCTATTTGGTAACGAAAATAAAGAAATTGAAAACGCAATACTAAAAGTGCAATCAGCTTTGGGCATTTTGAATGGTGTACAAGCACTGTCAAATACGTTGAATAAAGATAGTATTTTGATGTTGAAAATCAAGCAAATTCAAGAATTAGCTTCAGCACAATCAACAGCGGTGAATTCAGCTGCAACCACTGGTAATACAATTGCAACAAATGTTAACACCGCTTCACTAAAATTATGGAATACCGCAAAAGCAATTGGAAAAGCACTATTGGGTGACTTCAGTGGCTTGTTGATAGTGGGTGCTGGTGCATTAGCTACTTATGCAATTGCAACATCTATTAATGTTGATGCAGAAAAAGAACACCAAAAAGCACTTGATGATTCATCAAAGTCTGCATCATCTTTCATCACAACATTAAGTAATACATTTAGTCAATTAATGACTGATTATGTAAAGTTGAAAAGTGAATGGAAAACGCTTGCATCAACTCATCAAAAAAATCAATGGATAAAGGATAACGAAAGCAAGTTAAATGAACTAGGAATAGCAGTTAGTGGAGTAAATTCAGTAGAAGAAGCATTTAAAAAAAACACAAATGCAGTTGTTAATTCATTTGTGGCGAGAGCAAAAGCTGCTGCATATCTTTCAAAAATTACAGACGAATACAAAAAGCAGATAGAACTGATTGATAAAATCAATTCACAGCAATCAAAAGCAACAGCTGAAGCTGCAAAAAGGCAAAAAGTAAATGCTGGAGATGAAATTACAGATGACACGTATAAAAATTCAAGATATGGTGGAGTTGAAGGCGATGGAAAATGGCACTTTAGCGCAAAAGGTAGTGAAATTTACAATAGTGGAAAAAGTGACGGCAATAAATATATAGAAGGATTGCAGTCACAATTGAAAAGTTCACAATCAAAAGTGGCAACATACACTTCACAGATGATGAGTGAATTGGAAAAGGCACCCAAAGTTGTGAAGAATTCAAGTGAGAAAAAGACGAAAACCAAAAAGGAAAAGAAAAAAACTGAAAAGAAAGTAGCAGTTTTCAATGAGAATGCAACCACACTTGAAGGAATGCAAGATAACGTTACAGTGCTATCTGATAAATTGAAAAAATTAGATGTGAATTCATCTGAATTTAAAGAAGTTTCAACAGAAATTCAAAAGTGGAAAGAGAAAATTGATGTAGTTCAAAAGTCTTTGGAAAAAATAGAAAAACCCAAATTTGAAGATAATTCAATTGGTTATTATGAAGATGAAATAAGCAAACTAAATTCAAGATTGAAAAATGAAAATCTATCAATTGATGCAAGAATTGAAATAAAAAGTCAAATTTCAGATATTCAAAATCAAATTGATAGCTTAACAGATACTGCCACTATTAAAGTTAGAAAAGTTGATGTTGAAACACAAAATAAAATAGATAGTTACGCCAATGCCAACACAAATATTAATTCAATAAAAGAGCAACAAGAAATTGGAATTATCGATAAAAGTCAAGCTGAAAGTGAAATTGCAGAACTTAATTCACAATTGCAAGAATTAGGATTGCAACCAATCAAAATAAATCTTGAATCAAACATTGAAGAAAAATTGAACGCTGCAAGCGGTGCTATTGATAGCATTGGAGGGTCACTTTCATCAATTGGAAGTAATTTGGGAATACCAGAACTGGACGTTGCTGGAATGATGGCGCAAAGCGTTGCAACAATGATAAGTGGCTATGCCACAGCTACTTCACAAGCTGCTGCATTAGGCCCTTGGGCTTGGATTTCATTTGCTGCACTTGGTGCTGCCCAACTTGCAGCCATCATTGGGCAAGTTAAGTCAATGGGTAGTTATGCAAATGGTGGTGTAATTGGTGGTGGAAGCACTCACGGTGATATGTTGACGGCACAAGTTAACAGTGGCGAAATGATTTTGAACGGCAAACAACAGAAAAGACTTTTCAATTTAATAAATGGCGGTGGTGTTGGAATAAATGGTAATGGAAATCAAGAAGTTACATTTAAGATAGAAGGCAGCACATTGAAGGGAGTGCTAAATAATTATAACTCAAAAAGAAGCAAAATTAGATGATATACAAGGGTGAATTTCGTGACATAAAAGATAATTTATATACTGTAAAAATCACAACAGAAGGTACCCCCAAAGTAAAAAATATAACTTTGGGTGGAACCCCTTTTGTTGTTAATATGGAAGGTGATAAATTATTTAAGTCTGCAAAGTATAGTGGTGCCACACTTGCAATAGTAAGTGATGATTATTTATTTGATATATATAGTGGTAAAAATCAAGGCACCAAAGTTGAATTAATAAAAGGAAATCAAATTGAATGGGTAGGATATGTTACGCCAAATCTTTATGATATGGGCTTCAATAAATTTAAGGAACTAATTGAAATAGAATGCATTGATGCACTTTCAACTTTGCAATATAAAAAATATCAGACACCACAAAAAAATGTAGTAAGTTTCCAATATTTGATAAATAAATTAATCAAAGAATGCAATGCTTATAAAGGTTATTATTTTTCAACCAACTTTCAAATTGATGATACTAAAATTGATACTATAATTGACAAGTTATTTATATCAGAACAGAATTTTTTTGATAAAAAAAAGGATAATGAAAGCGATAATGATGTGGCGTGGACGTGTCAAGAAATTTTGGAAGAAATATGCCAATACTTAAATGTAACAGCAATAGCATATCAAGATTATGTTTATTTTATAAGTTACGAAGCTATTAAAAATAACAACTTTGATTTTTACAAATATACACTTGATGAAAATGACACCCCAATTAAGGTGAATTTATTACATTCAAAATTGATAAGTGGTGGTGACTATTCAAATACAGATAATACACTATCAATTGATGAAGTTTTCAATAAAATTAGTGTAAAAGATGAATTTTATACCTTCGATTCAATTATACCAGATTTTTATGAAAATGCTTTCAATATTACATCTGATGAAGATGTGAAAATAAAAGAATCAAATTCAATTAGAAATGGTATGTATGGTGAAGTTGTAAAAAGCAAAATTGGAAATGGAAATGGAAGCAATAATAATATGATAGTGCTATTGGATATTGTTGAAAATCCAGATGGCAAGCATAACACCTTAAATGTTGTTTTTTCAAAGTATTTTTCAAATCCATACTACAAATTTTACAAGTATGACATCGAAGGTAATGATATAACAGATAAGATTAAAACATTGAATTATTCTGATACCAAAAATATGCACGGTGCAACTATTGCCAAATTTTGTGTAAAGAAATTAGACAAGGGCAGTGACATTCATAAAAAAATTGATGAATATGTTTTCAAAAGTACAAAAAATGAAATGTCATTGGATAAATGGTTGACTCTCAATGATTTTTCGAAAGTCGATTTTTCAAATTATATAATGTTGTTGAATCCAATTGATAACCACATTTCAAATGAAAACATTACAAATTACCCTTACTTTGAGACAACACTAAGTGATACATCTGCACTATTTGGTGGCGAAAATTCATACCTTTTGATAAGTGGAAATTACAACTACCATTACTTTGACAATGACCCGTATCCAATTCCAGACGGTGAAAGTGACATTAGCGAAGGCAGATATGCAATGGATGAAGGCGATACTTATATTTTAGCCAAATTGAAATGGGGTGAATATTATTGGAGTGGCGATGTTACGAAAGGTAATAAAGGATGGTTGAAAACTGAAACAACATTCAAGATTCCATATATTAAATTTGATGCTGGTAAATCTGATAGAAGGGCGGATGAAACGATGTTCAAAGATATTAAAATAATTAATAATGTAAACTGGAGAATTGGAACAAATGAAGAAGGCTATCTTATTAATTTACCTTCTGAAGGAGTTATATCTGGATTACCCAAATTAACGATTTTTAAGCCATTTGACCCCAATTATCATTCAGCAAAAAGCAATAAAAACAAGGGGCAATTTTATAAGCATTGTTGTGTATTTTTGAAAAATTTTATATTTAAGGCGATTATAACAGACCCTACATTTTCAGATTTGAATGAAACTTATACTATTTATACTAATATAATCAATGATGAATATGTAAGTGAATTTGAGGATGTTAAGTTTAAAATTTGTACGAATGATGGAAAAAAGCCAAACTATAATTCAGTTGCAAAATTGGATAATGGAAAGATGGAATTTTTAAATCAAATATATAACATTTCAACAAGGCAAAATTTGCGAAGTGAAGAACACTATATTTTCAAAATTGTAAATCAATATAAGACACCATCAATTGTACTTAATTTGAATTTGAGAAATGAATATAAAATATATGGTAAATATAGAGATACCACAATTAAGGATAGGGAGTTTGCAATAAATTCTTTGAACATTGACTACAAAAATAATGCTACTAATGTAAATTTAATTGAGTTGAAATAAGATATGGAATTTGGAAAATACAATATAAAAAAAGTAACTACTAATGGTGTGAATTCAACATTATCTAATGGTGTCATTCCTTCTTCATACTCTAATTTTAATTTTCCAAAGTTTAAAATTTTTGGGGTTGAATTTGATGGAAAAAATGATGTAAAGGGTGACATTACAGAAGTTAAAAATATCACATCAATTGGTGGTGAAGTTAATATTAAAAAGAATGATGATGACGAAGGTGGTAATTTAAATGTTGATAAAATTGTTAAAACAGATACATTAATTGCAAATGAAATTACTGCACAATTTGGTGACTTGAAAACTGCATCAATTGAAAATTTAAACGCAAATGATGTGAATGCACTTGAAGGTAATTTCAGAAATATATTAGCGAGCAAAAGTACCATTTTCAACTTGCTTTCAAATGAAATTACAGTTGATAATTTAACTGTAAATAAAGCTGCACATTTCTTCAAATTGATAATCGATGAAGTTAAAAGCGTTGGTGGTCAATTGATTTTGTCACCTTCAAATGCAACAATTGACAAAGTTATAAATGTAAATGGTAATTTCAAATGTCTTTTTAAAAATTCAAACGAAGAAAAGACAATAACAAATCAATTTGAAGTAGGTGATTTGATTTTGTGTCAAACTTTCAATCTTAATGCCAATAAAAATAAATTCTATTGGATGAAATGTATAGAAGTTGGAAATGAACAAATTGAATATGATTCATATAATTATGTCATACTATCAAATTCTGAAAAAGATATACATTCAAATTCTACACCATCAAAAGGTGATAATATTGTAACACTTGGTAATGATAGAATAGCAGAAAGACAAAATGCAATTATATTATCATCAACTTCATCTTCATATTTGGACAATGGAGTTAAAGCACCTTCAATTTGTCAATATTCAAATATTAATTCATTTAGTTTAGCGAATAAAAGAGTAACTGCAATTAGTGGTGAATTGAATGAATTTAAGGGTGATTTTTATTCAAGAACTGGAGAAAATTTGCAATCAATTATTTCACAAAAGGCAAATGAAATAGCATTGAAAGTGAATGAAGTTGGAATTAATTTAAATGATAAAGTAATTACTGCAAAAAGTGATAATTTCAAAATCATCAACAAAGAAGGTGCAACATCATTTGAAGTAGATAGTGAAGGAAATCTAATTGGAAATGGTAGTGCTAAATTCAGAGGATGCATCTCAAATGGTATCACAAAAATAACAAAATCAAATTTTAGTGATTACATTATAAATGGTACATATGGTGGAATTAGGATAGATAAGCTGATGCCACGAATTGAATTTGGAAATAACGAAGCACCAATTAATAATGAAAAATCATATTTCAAACAACAAAATTTTGCACTACCTCAAATGTTCGCAACTTTACAAGATGGCAATGCAATTGTAGGTGGGATGGATTTGAAGTTGAAAAAATCAGAATGGAACGAGTTGTGCAGAAATTTCAGTGGTAATTACTTCTATTTTTATAATAGAATTAATGCAAACTACCTAAATTCAAGCATTACATTTTATGGTGAATTATTAGACATACCACAATATGGTGGCTATTTAACTTTAAATGCTGGTGAATTTGTCACATTGAAATGTGAAATAGGAGTTGGCGAAGATGGTTATGAAAAATTAAATTGGAAGTTTATTGCAAAAGGTAAGATTTCAATATAAATAGGAGGGTGAAAAAATGGAACAAAAATGGAATGAAATGGGAATTAAAGATAAATTTCAATATATAACAGCATCCGTACTAATTGGAAGTGGTGTTAGTATTGCATTTCTATCTTTTTTTCTAAACAAATTTGATATAGCAAATGGTGTGCTAATTTATATTGCACAAGCATTTACCACGTGTGGTGCCATCTTTGGTGTTAGCGTTTATTTCAAATCAAAGCTTGGTGAATTTGAAACAAAAGCAGATAATAAGATAATAGATATATTATCAAATACTTTAAATAAATTGAATAGCGATGATAAGAATAATAGTTAAAAGGATAGCTAAAAAAGACACATATACAATAGGGAAGATGTATATTAATGGCGAATATTTCTGTGATACACTTGAAGATAAGGATAGAAATATAAATGATAGCCAATCATTAACTTATATCACCTTAAAAAAGATATGGGGCGAAACAGCAATACCAGTTGGGACATACAAGATAGTAATGAATTATTCCAACAAATTCAAAAAGATAATGCCATTATTGCTTGGTGTGAAGGGATATGAAGGGGTTAGAATTCATAATGGGGTAAATGAACACCATACACAAGGTTGTATTTTAGTTGGGGAAAATAAGATAAAAGGACAATTGATAAATAGTCGTGCCACATTTGATAAGTTAATGGCTATCTTGAATGTAAGTGATGATATTAAAATAACAATAGAATAATAAAAGAAAGTACTGGTGTCATATTGATATTAGTACCTTTTTTTTATATACCTATTTTTATAATAATAAATACAATAGTTATATTGATAGTTAGTTATTCTTTCCTTATTTTTTATATTCCAATTTATATTTACCTTTTCTTTTTAATTTACCCTTTCTTTTACTTTCCTTTTTCTTTTTAATTACAATAGTTATTACAATAGATAGTTATTCTTTTCCTTATTTTTTATATATACTTTATAATAATAGATAGTTATAATGATAGATAGTTATTCTTTCCTTATCTTTAATTATCCAATTTATATTTACCTTTTTCTTTTTATATACAATAGTTGAAAGTGTCCAAAAATTGGTTGTACAAGAATAATTAATAATAACATAATAATATACTTGTCCAGCAAGTTTTTGGACAGTTAGTAAAGAATAATATAAAAAAGAATAGAGATAAAAAGAATAATATTAATATAGAAATAGAATATAATATATATAAGGTATATAATAAAGATAAGTATGTAAATAGATAAGGTATATATATAATAATGTATAGTATATAATGAAAATGGTATGTGAATATCAAGATAACATATATATAAGGTATGTGAATATAAAGGATAAGATATATCAATGTAATCTATATAATAGATAAGTATATATATAAGATAAGTATATTAAAAGGAAAGGTAATATAAGAATAGAAGGATAATATATATAATAATGTATATAATAGATAAGTATATTAAAGCAAGGTGATATTATATATATAATAGGTATAGTATATCAATATAAAGGTAATACATATATATATAATGTATATATGAATATAGTATGTGAAAGATAAGTATGATGAAGATAATATAAGAATGGAAATATAATGTATAAGAATAGAATGGTAACATATATATAATAATGTATAGTATATGAATAGATAAGTATATAATGTATATGAATAGAATGATAATGGTATGTAAAAGAAAAGGTAATACATATATATATTATATATAAGGTATAAGAATAGAATGGTATGTGAATAGAATGGTAACATATATAATAGATAAGAATATATATATAAGGTATATAATGAAGATAGTATATTAAAAGCAAGGTGATATATATATAATAATGTATATAATGAAAATAGTATGTAAAAAGGGGGTATGGGGTATTTTTTTAGGGGATAAATCGTGTAACCCCAAGCGTAATCCACTTTGTGAAAATCTGAAAAAACCAAACTTTTTTTACCATATAAAAAAGGGTAGAAATAAATCTACCCCAATCTTTTAATTCTCTGCTTAACTAAATGATTACAATTTATTTCATTTAGAAGTGTAACACCATCTTTGTCATATACTTTTCTTTTTATTTCTATCTTCCTACCTTTTGAAGTATATTCAAATTCTTCTTTAAAGCTTTCATTTATTAATGGATTCAATTTAAATATAATTTTCTTTTTTTCTTTTGAAATTGGATATACTTGTATTTCTTCAATTACTTCATTCACATACTCTTTTATTAATGATTCATCTTCTAAATTCATCAACTCACTATTAATTTTATAATATGACTTGAAAGTATGTAAAGCACCTTTTATTTCCTTTCTTGATTTTTTTGATACCTTTTTTACTTCATCAATTTCATCTTCTTTTACCAAATTCATATCATTTTTAATTGCTTCCATATACCCTATTATGGTTTGATTTTCAGTTTCAAATTTGGCTATTCTTGAATTGTAATCATCCAATTCTTTTGTCAATTTTTTCTTTTCTTCATCAAAGATTTCATCGGATAACCTTCCATCAATTAGTAGCTTTTGAATTTTAATTAATTTCTTTTGTACATTTTCTATGTCACCTTTTAAATTAGCTATTTCACCATTATTATCAAGTATCTTTTTCTCATACTCTTTTATATCAGTTTCTTTTTTCATCATTAGCATTGTAGCTTTGCCATACGCCATTTTGAAGTGACAAAGTGAATCAATTACATTTATATTGACGCCAAAATTAACATACTCATTTTTGGCACTATATATGCAATTTCTTATCAATGTTATCATCCTTATTTTTTTATTTTCGTGCATTCCATAAATCAAGCCTTTAGCAAAATATATATTTTTGTGTTGAACTTTTGGCAACATCTTATTTCCTTTATATTTTTCAATTGCTTCATTTTGTAATTCTGCATCAACAATTGGTGGATAATTGGTGGTGTGATTATTTCTTCTATTTTTCTTCTTTTCATTATCACAATTTCTTCCACTATATGCTAAATTAGTGATAATATTGGCTATTCTTTTTGTTTTTGTTATTTTTAAATCATCACTTTTGAAATAATCAGTTATATTTTTTACATCAGCTTTTGCTTCCAAATCTAAATGAATTATAAGTGCTGATGTCCTTTCTGTTGTCATTTTATTGAAAATAGTTCTAATTATTTTTGCTTTTTCTTCATCAATTTGAATAGTACCATTTTTATCAATTGTATACCCAAATAGAGTTGTTCCACACACTTTTTTTCCTTGTTCTCGCTTAATTTTTACACTATTTTTTATTCGTGCTTTTATCATCTTTGCTTCCATTTCAGCAGCGTGACTTAAAAAAAGGAGAACTAAATGCGCCATTGGATTCTCTTTTTTTTCATTCCCATTTATATCAATTGTATTGATTCGTGAAGGGTTCAAAAAAACACAATTTATCCCCATTTTGGTAAGGTCATCAACAACATCCACAACTACACGCACCCTTCGGGCAAGTCTATCAACTGCGAAGAAATATATGCTTTCAACAGTAGGATTTTTTTTGATTAACTGCTTCATTTCAGTTAAAGTTGCACGTTGTTCTTCCTCCAAATTTACGCCAGATTCTTTACCTTCAACGTGTAATATTTCATCCTCTTTATAATGTAGCAGTGCTTCTCTTTTAATTGCTTCTTTTTGCTCTCTTAGTGACTGTATAACAGTTGAAACACGTGAAAATAGTAATGCTTTAATTGCCATATTTTATTGAAACTTGATTATGTTACAAAAGTAATAACTTATTTCAAAAATACCAAATTTAAATGGTACTTTTTATATATTTCATTTTCAGATGATTTACAGCCTAAATTCTTTCTCGAAGAGCATAGTGGAAACCTGAGAAAAGAAATCGATAGATATAAAAACTTTCTTTTAAAATGATGAGATGAGGTATTCGATCTTCATTCTTATTATAAGGTTTTAGAGGAAAATAGAATGTTCTTTTTCTTGCTTCATTCGTTATAAATTACTAACTTTGAAACAGAATTGTTACATCTGTTGCAAGTACTTACATAACATATCGATGTTTTGTAGTGTATAAATATATAAGTATTTTAGATTAGTTCTGCCTTGTAAAGAACTTATATTCTTATACTTATCAATCCTTTTGATGGCATTTAAACCAATTATAGAATCACACTAATGGTTAAAGCTTATCGTTTTTAGAATCCTAAAAAATCAATAAAGAAGAAGTATGCAGAAATATTTAAAAGCAAAAGTCCTTTTTATTTTCACCTTATTGTTTACAATGCAGGCAAATGGTCAGTCGTTTGCGTGGCATAATCCGTTACAAGAAAATAATTATGTTATTAATGGAAGAGGTTGGAATGAAGAGCTAAAGAGCAACTATGCACGCTTACCTGAGCGTTTTAAGACAATTGTTCCGGCTAAAATTTGGAATCTTTCGGGTAACTCCGCAGGACTAACAATTAAGTTTTTTACCAACTCACGCAATCTACAAGTAAAATATACCATTGCAAAAGCAAATCAATTGCCTAATATGTCTCG